CTATACCATTAACTTCAAATTCTGTTTCTACTACTGTTCCTTTCTCATTAATACTATTAACTAACTGACCCTTTGTTATCTTACGAAAGGGTTTGTTAAACAATACAAATGTAATAGCATCTAATATGGTTGACTTTCCAGCACCATTGGTTCCAATTATAAGAGTTGATGGAGATTCACTCAATGGGATCTCAATGAATTGATCTCCTGCACTCAGGAAATTTTTCCATCGGATCTTCTGGAAGGTTATCATTTGGATGGTGGAACAACTAAAGTGTCGGATTCAATAATACTGTAGCGATAACCAAACTGTTTACAGTTGGATGCTACCATGTCTACATCAATATTTGCGATTCTTAAGTTGGAATTTTTCTTCTCTGGATCGTCTTCTGCTTCAAGGTGAACTAAGTATCGTTCAGCATCATCTTGTTTCTCAAAGATCTGGACAATTTTAGATTTGTCTTTTGCTTTTACAGCATAGACTCCTTCAGTACTGTTGTCTACTAATATGAACATGCTTCTACATACAATGACTTCATGATGGACTTGATGTTAGTTTTGTTTTCTTTGAGTTCCATCTCATCTATGTAGTTCTCTAGCAAAGTTAAAGTGTCTTCGGTCTCTACCACTTCTAGTTGTTTTTCTAGAACAGTACCGAGATCTTCAATGATCTTTAAGTCTGCTACTTCACAGTCCTGTAGTCTACGAACAAACTGATCAAACTTAACTTGATCAGACTTATTCTCTACTATCAATTTGACATAAGTGCCTTTGATAGTCTTAGGATCTGGCAAGTCACACCCATCATTATAGTACAACTTATGGAACATGTCAAATGGATTTCTATAGAACGTAGTCTTTAGAGTATCCGTATCAAATACATGGAACCCACGTTTACAACCATAATCATTCCAGTATAACTGACTGGGATTACCTAGGTATGTTATATTTTCCTGCCTTGATTTCATATGGTAGTGTCCAGTAAACACTTTATTAAATCTACTGAATGGAGATTTATCCATACCATGTGTCATGAAGGCACCAGGATGAGCTTCAAAGCCGTTAAGCTCAAGATGGCCCATACAGACAGTTGCAGGACTTTCTGTGATGCTTCTGAAGGTATCATCTCTGTTCTCATCACATATCCAAGGCAGAAGTAGAATGTCAAGACCACCAAAGTTACTGGTAGTAGGTTCTTCAATGATAGTGAAGTTGTCGTAACCTCCCAAAAGTTCTGCTGGAGCATTTATCTTTAAAGTATTTTTATAATAGATGTCATGATTACCAATCAACATGGTCATGTTACAACCCAATTCTGTAATAGGGTCAAACCACATTTCCTTAGCGTCATCAAGAGACTTGAAATTAATAGAACGACGTTTATCAAACGAGTCTCCTAAATTAATTATCTCCTTAATACCAGATGCTTTAATAAAGGGTATGACAATCTCACCATAGAATTTCTTATAGTGTTCTATGAAATGTTGATTGTCGTTTCTAACACCAAAGTGTTGATCTGTAATTAATAGTATCTTCATTTGTACCAGATAAAAGTTTCATCAAACACACTCATCTTATTAGTAATATTATTATTCTTTCTAAATGAATCTACTGCTTGCTCGACTACATCACATCTGTAATCATGTCCAGCAAATATACCACCCTCTCTCACTTTAGGATACCATACATTAAGATCTTTTTTAGTTTGTTCATATGTTAGATAAGCATCTACAAATATAAAATCTAAAGATCCATCTTCTATTTCCTCTGCTGCTTTATCACTCTCCATCTCATGAAATTTTACCTTCTCTTCCATTCCTGAGAACTTTATAAAATTATAACAAACAATCTTACTATAAGTAGCCTGCTTTTCATCTATAGTATAAGCAGGACTTGACTCATCATACACATCATTAAAATAATCTTCATATGGTTGGTAATGATCAACACCATGTAGAGTTTTAATGTTTGGACAATTATGAAGTAGTGTCATAAAACTATGACCCTTAGCAACACCAATCTCTGCACCTACAAGATCTTCTCCTAAGAAATTAATAGAATGTATTATACTCTGTACATCAGAAGGACAATCAGTAAAGTTATATCCTTTACCATCCATGTTCCAACTAGGATTAAAGTGCCTAGGTTTGTACACTAAAGGATTATAGTGTACATTTTCTTCATGCAGATCTATCATCTTTTTGTATTCATCTCAACACGATTCTTAATCTGACTATACTCAGCAGCTGACTCACCATCACCTGAGAATACATGATCGTATCCAGACTTCTCTAAAATTTTATCTTTAATATCCATCTGCCTTTTCTCTTTAGCAATACGTCTTAGGAATGCATAGTATACTATCTGTGTAAAATATGCAAATGGATTTCTACTCTTAGCAGGATCAAAATTATCTATGTACTGTATGCAATTCTCTATACCATCACAAACCATATCATCCTTATACATGTAATTGATAAAGTTTGGTCTATAAGATAAATGTGTTGCTATCTTTAAAAAGCATCCACCGATATAATTGTTTACACGAGGTTTCGGATCACCATTCTTCTCAGCAAGATCAACCGATTCCTTATACTTTACAATGGCTGCAAGGAATTCTTGGTTATCTACATAATGCTGTTTCTTCTGTTTAACCTTTTTCATATGGTGTTTCCTATTCAACTTATTATATCAGGGCTTGACAAACTTGTCAATCGGCATTAGGATAACACTGCAAGGGTTCAAGGGTTACTAGTATCTTGTTTATATATTTTCTCAAATAGATTTCTAGCATGATCTATTTTTCCTACAAAACCTAAGTTTTTATTTAATCCTAATCGTCTGCGTTTTTTCCTTTCCTCGTTCGCATCGTCGCCAAGTATGTATGCTTCATACATCAAGACGATTTCTTTTTTCATTGTAGCAATAGTTAAAATATCTTTTTCACGTATAATAAAAAATTCCTCATCAGACATCTGTTGCCAAGGTGCAAACCCTATTCCTCTGGCAACTTTGTTTTCATCAATTTCTTTGTTAATAACTTGACATGCAACTGGATCTTGTATAAACACTAGACTTTCATTAGTGCCTTCTTCCTTAGTAAGCACTGCTCTACCAAGTATTTCTTCACCATTCATGAGTTTAAAAACTCCATAAAATTCTTCGTCGTGTTTTGCGTAGTTAATCATTTTTGATTTTGACATCTATGATTTCATAATTAAATTCTTCTTCATTATAAATTTTGAGTCTCTCTGTTAAATGATTCAATGTATAATTGTTTCCTTTATCAGTAGAGATATCATCTGCAATATCATATAATGTTGCTTCTACTTTGTCTTTAGATTTTCTGAGAACCCTTCCAATGGATTGGAGATTACGGACTCTGGACTTTGAGGGACTGGCGAAGATGAGGTTGTGCAACCTCCTAATGTTAATCCCAGTACTGAAAGTGCCATAACTGGCAACAATAATCGAGTTAGTTTCATTCTCTGTTAATTTTCGTATTTGTTCTCGATCTTCAACGTCCACACCACCATAGACAAAGTGAACAGGTCGATCTGTACTATTATTTAGCAGTTCATATAGAGGCATTCCGTGACGTTCTACATAGTTAAAGAGTACTAAGGTGTTACCTTGCAATGCATTTGCAAGTTTACATATGAATTTATTTCTATGATCATGTTCACATAGATATGTCATTTCATCTTGATAACCTTCAAAGATTTGTTCTTCATGCTTAAGCAATAAGATCTTTACTTTGAGTTTAGCAACATGACCTTGCTTCATTAATTCATGGGTCTTGGTAACCTTGGAGCAACGACCAAACACACCTTCAAGAATTAATTGATTACATTCTGCTCCATCTAATGTACCAGTAAAACCATATCGGTACTTGCATCCATGCAACTTAGACATTATTCTGGTCAGAGATTTAGCCTTGAAAAGGTGAGCCTCGTCACCTATCACAACATCGAACCGAGAAAAAAACTTACGAGGTTCCTTGTAGATAGATTGCCAAGTGGAAATTACCACATCATGATCAGTGTATTTTTCTTCCCCCGAATATATTTTGTGGCAGTGTTTGGATGCCATCCAACCATATTCTTCAAAGTCCTTATACATCTGCTCCACCAAAGAAGTAGTTGGGACAATGATTAGAACATTCCTTTTAACATTTACATGAAAACGAACCAATGAATAAATCATTAAGGATTTCCCGCTTGCAGTTGGGGACAATAGGAGCCGTCTGTTGTATCGTAGGCATTCGTATATTGCTCGGTATTGGTAGTCCCTTACCTTCAGAGACAGAGGTAGAGCTAAAGCCTTTACAAATCCAACAACAGCCTGAGGAGTTATTAG